TTCCGTTCCATACGACATAAGGTTTTCCTTCTAAACCTCGGATATCTCCTAAGTTCATTGCACCTATGTTTTTATTTGTAGTCTTATACCAGTCTCCAGCTCTTGGACCACCTTCTTCTGCAAAGTTAAGTGGTTCATCTCCACCAAAGAATGGAGAAGTTAGATCATTACTCTTACCTTCAAATGGTCTAAAGTAACCATCTCTATCTTTGTACTCAGTAGGTTGTAATACGGATTCACCTTTAGTACCTTTTCTAGAACTATATACCCAATCCTTACCATCCCATACGGCATAGCCAATTCGAGTAGCTCCAGGAAGTTCTTTCCATTCTCCTTTCTGTATTTCTAACTTACCTAATTCAGGTGTTACTGGAAGATCTTTTCCTGTTTCTTCTTTATAAATATAAGCACCTACATCTGCATGTAACGCACCTAACTCATTCCAAGTAATAGTCCCTTCTTCTCCACCTTCAGGTGTTTCCATAAATGCTAAAAATTTAGCTCTAGCTAATCTTGCTGGAGATGGATACTTACCAAGTAACTTTTTCTGTTCTTCACTTAGTTGTTCATAAGCTAAGGTGATGTCAGATTTAATAGGAAGGTCTTTTCCTTCCATCATATTGGCAAGAGATACTTGATTATATTGAATAACTGCACCAGGAACTCCTATCCTTTTACCTAATTGCTCATAAAATAAATGTACTTGTTTAGAACCTTCGCCATAATTCATAGCTTGTTTTAAGTACTCTTCACTACCAACAATAATTTCAGTATTGACATTATTTGTATCCATTGCAAGATGTTGCACAGCACTTTGCAATTCAAGAGTTCTAGTAGTTGCTGGACCCCATGAATCGTATTTATTGGCATACATATTATCTGTCAATATCTTCATTACAGCTGCATGAGCAGCTTGTGGAGTCTCAGCAGTTTGTATGGCAGTGGCGTAAAGTCCAGGATATAAGAGTTCAGCTTGTTGTTTGTTTATTACCCATTTATTACTCTTAGCTTTATCTCCATCAGTTTCATTTGTATAGGTATCAGTAAGAGTTTTTATAGCTTCTTTAGCCATATTATTCATCTGTGTAGTCATACCTAAGTTGTTAGCAGATATAGCTTGTTGTAAATATTGTGCTCTTATTGAGGAACTATTTGCTTTCATTACTTCAGCTTTAGTCAATATTCCTAGCTTTGCTTTTTTTTCAAACATAGGAACAAGAATTGTGTCATCCTGTGCTTCGGCAGATAATTGACCTTTAACTGATTCAGGAATTAGTCCCATAGAGTGATCCCAGCGAGTTTCAGGATTTACATATACGTAATCCACAAGCTCCTCTTTGCTCATTAACTCATCACCTTGAGCTTTTGAAAGGTCTATTGCGTAGGTTTTACTATAATTACTCCTTTCAGTTTCAATATTTGTAAGTATTTCTTTTTTTGCTGCAACGAGTTCATTAAGAATACCTTCAGCCCATAAAGTGCTTTCTGGACCTCCACCAAGTTTTTCTATAAGTAACTTAGTTTTATCGCCTTTAGCAGTTATTTCACCAAATAATACACTTTCAAATTTATCTGGATTTATTACTCCAGCTTTAATTCCCATCATACCAATGTTAATAAAAGCTCTATTACTATCAGCTTGGTTGCCATTAAAAAAAGCAACGTTGTAATTAGATGTTTCTGCGAAAGCTGCTTCAGGGTTATCACTATTTAAAGCTTTAGTAACCTCATTAATCATTCTTCCTTGTTCTTTAGAAACATTCTGTTGAGTAAGCTTTGTATTCTGTGTAGTAAAGAAAGTGCTTTTCAGATCTTTAAAAGTATCTTTTAATTCACTCTTTAAAAATTTTGTATTAAAACCAGCTTTATCGGCATTTTGTATGATTCCATTTTCATAAGCAGAAAATGCTTTTGCATATTCAGTTGGACTACCAAACGCAGTTGGATAATTTGAAGCTAACCAAGCATTAAATTCAGACTTTGTTCTTTCTTTTATAGATTGTAAATCTAGCCATTTCCGTCTAGCACCATGCTCACCACTGTAATCAATAGTGTTATAAACTACATTATCTTTATTATCTAATGCAGCTTTTTTTATAAAATTAGTTCCTTTACCTAACTTAAATACATCATCAATAGCATTTTTAGAATTATCTAATTCAACATCAGCAATACCTTCATACCCTGCTGATAGTGCTTGTTCTTCTTGACGTTCTAAACGAGCGTCATTGATTTTTTTAAGTGTTGGAGACAATTCAAGTACCTCTTTAACAATCTTTAAAGGGACACCAGCATTTTTTATACGTGTTTTATCATTTTCTTTTTCAAGCTTTTCAGCTCTATCTTGACTTGCATTGAAAGACTCATAAGTTGCTGCTATTGCAGAAGCAAAATCAGGAGCCTCTTCAAAATTAAAAAAACTGTTACTCATTTAACTCCACCAATTGAATCCTGAACTACCACCCATAGTTGCTATGGATGAACCAATAGATAAAGCATCCATAAATGCAGCTGCTCCAACGTTCTGCATAACAGGTTTTGGAGGCTCAACATCTGGCAATGGTTGAAATGCAACTTTTGCAAATGCTTGATCTTTAAATGCTTGATATTGGGAAACTTCTTTTGCAGCTTTACGTGATAATTCTCGATCATTTAAAGTTATTGCTCTAGCAATATCACTAGATTTTCTTCCCAATTCTGCATATTCCATTGTTCCTATTCTTCTAGCTGATCTACCAGTTACTCCTGATGCAGCTAGTTTTGAATAGTCACTATTCTTTTGTAAATCTCTAAATAATTGCTCATACTTTATTTGAGCTTCTCCTCTAGCCAAAGCCATTCCTTCTTGTTTATCAGCATAGGCTTGGGATTGGGCTAAACCAGCGTTAGCTTGGTCTTCTTCATATTTAACATGTTGTGCATTAGTAATCGAAAGTGTTTGAAACCAATTCCTTTCTCTTCTTCGCAACTCATAGTTATATTGTCTTCGTGCAGCTTTATTAGCTGCCTTAGCTTGTGCTCCTAAACACACGGCAAAACTCCATAAAGGATAAATTATTAGGTCCGTGTTTTAATTCCCGTAAAAA